CTGCTAGAGCGACCGTATCCGACACAAATGCTTGCATCCCCGCGACTGGCGAAGCGATTGCCAGTAGTTGCGCTATGGTATAGGTAGGAAGAATGGGGGGCGTCGGAAACGTCCAAGCCCCCGGATTGGTTTTGTTATAATCTAATTGGATTGTTCCGTCGCCAGTAGCAAGAATAACCGCTCCTGTAAGGGCGGCCGGAAGACCAGTTACTCCTGAGCCGATAATAGTATTATTGGAACCCGTGGTTATGCCGCCGCCCGTGCTACTCCCTATTGCGGTGTTATTGCCCCCACTTATGCTATTAAGTAACGCCTCGTAACCGATACCAATATTGTTATTTCCAGTAGTATTAGAATATAGCGTAATAAAACCAATACCGATATTAAAGTTTCCGCTCGTATTAAACGCAAGCGACTGCAAACCTACCGCGAAATTATAGCTCCCTCCAACATTACTGGAAAGCGCGTTGTATCCAAATGCTACATTATATGATCCGCTAATATTGGAACCTAGGACACTTGATCCGAATCCTACGTTATAATTTCCCGATGTGTTTGCAAAAAGTGAGTTTGGTCCGGCGGCAATATTACCTGAGCCAATTGTATTTTTATATAGTGAGTTAATACCTAATGCTAAATTATTTGACCCTGACGTAATGCTTTTTAAGGCATTAGTTCCAAATGACGTATTACTGTTGCCAACCGTTAGAGATGGCAATGCGCTACCAATAGAAATATTTGATGTATCGTTCCAAGCGGGAAACGCTTGCACGAACGAACCGTCTGTAAATAAAAATCCCTTGGCCGTTCCGTTTGCGGGCGTAACTCCTATTTGAATGGCTCCGGTGGCGGCCGCAGGCTCAACGATATAAACGTCCTTTTGGCCGGCCGAAAACGACACCGCCGCGCCCCCATTCGACGAGTCAAAAATCGTCCCCAGCGTGATTTCGTTCGCGGCTGTAAAGGTTCCGAGAGCCGTGCACCATTCCGTAAGGGCCTGGCTCGAGACGCAAACATAAGTCGTATCCCCGACACTCATCTTTGAATTGAACGGTCGGAACCCCAGCGGGGAGACGCCCGTCAATTCGATTGGGCCGGAACCCGTTGTCGTCGAGCCATCCCAAACCCGATCAAACAGGCCAAACGCCATTACTGGACACCCGTTATTTTTCCGCTCTGGTCACGAATCACCTTACGCGGCTCGGACAGGCGGTCATGGATGGCTTTGAGCACGGACGAGCCTTCGTCCTTCCCGCCCTTGTCCTTCGCCGCCTTCGCCTCCCCCGCGCTTTCGTCCGCCTTGGCTTTGGTTGCGTTTCGCGTCTCTTGCATGGTCGCCGCGTGCTGCGCCTGGGCATGGGCTTGAGCCGCGCGCGAGGATTCGGCGCGATGCTTTTCCATTTCCATGCCGTGGCGTTCTCGATCGTGCGCGAGTTGCGTCACGGCCCGCGCCTGTTCCAGATCATGCGCTTGCTGATCGCGCTGCATTTGCGCGGCGGCCTCTGCCTGTTTCAACTGGACTTGCGATTGCGTCGCGGCGATCTTGGCTTGCGCATCGGCTTGCGAGGCTTGCAGATCGAGCGCGGCCTTTTGCCCTTCGGCTTGCGTCTTCGCCTGGACGCCTTGCAGCTTGACTTGCTCGGCTTGGACTTCTGGAGACGGGACGTTTGGCTTGGGCTGTCCCGCAATCTCTTCGAGCTTGTCGAACGCCTCTTCGAGCGTCTCTTCGAGTTCGCGGCCGCCACGAAACCCGCGCACTAGGAACAGCAGCATTTGCTTTGCGACCGGCAGGAGCGCCGTTTGCGCCTGGAGGATCGGCGCCCATTCCTTGACGAAATTCGTCACCGCCTCGACGAATGCCGCGCGATCGCTGCGCTCTTGGCTTTCGTCACCGGAGATTGTCGAGTCCGCCTCGACATCGAGCCGGAAGCGCCGCGTCACGCCATCCTTGAATAACTCAAGCACATCGTCCCAGGTGACGGGCTGGCCGGGCTGAGGCTGTTGCGGGGGCTGGGGCGGCTTTGGCGCTTGGGAAGGTTGTCCGGGGGCGACAGCCCCCGGAGCCGCAGGAGCACCCATCGGCGGCGACTGAACCGCTTGTTGCGCCTGCATCTGGAATTGCTGCATCGCGTTGGTGTATTCGACCATCGCTTGCTGAAACTGTTGCTCGACCTCTTGCCGCGTCGGCAGAGACACGTTGGTCATCTTCGCCAGCGTCTCTTGCTGGAACTGCGTTGCGATAATCTCGCCGACCAGCCTTACCATATCACGGCAGAAGCGCGAAAGCTCCTTTTGTCGCGTGCGAATCCGCATCGAGCCAAATTGCGCTTTAATGCCTTGCGCCTTCGCCGTTTCGTTCGCTTCGCCTTCGCCGCGCATAATGTCGGAAATGCCGAAGATTTGGTAAACGTCTTCGATAAGCTGCTTGCGAAGCTCGACGCATCCCTGAATAATCTTCATGACTTCCTCGATAGGAAGCCAAACGATAGGCGCGCCGCCCTTGCCGCCCTCGACAAAGGCCGACCAAGACTTCACCGCGATCATGCGGTTTTCAATCCCCGGCTTTACCGCCAGTTCAATCTCTGGGAAGCCTTCGCCTTGGGGGCCGCCAGGGTAAAACCCGACCAGCTTGAGAGAGTCCGTCAGAGAGGCAATGCGCTTCGTCAGACCGTCGATTTCGTCGCATTGATCCTGGTAGAAAATGAAGTCAGGGACCGGGGCCAGCGAATCATTCGTGCGCGTCCCATAGGCGGGCTCAGGGCACGGGAAAAAGCCTTCTAGCGTAAGATATGGCTCGGACTCATCGAGCACGCCGTCAACGCCCGTGGACACCCACAAAACGCGATTGCCGGACTTGTCCCAAATCTCCCAAACAGCGGCCTTTTCCTCTTGCGCCTCTTGCGCCGCCGGATTGTCCGTCTTCGCCGCCGCGCCGTCCGCCGAAAAGGCGGCCGCCTGCTTGGGAAAGCGCTTGTCCCATTCGTCTTTCGATAGATAAGCGCGAAACGCGCACCAATCGACCTCGGACCAAATGCGGGCAGTCGAATGCGCGAAGTCGTCGAGATGGACGTATTTCATTTTGACGTGTTCAAAGTCGATCACGTCGGGCGCCTTGGCGGCGTCTGCGTCCGGGGCGGCAATTCCTTCCGCGCCTTCCGTTGACTCCGCGTCGTCGGCCCCCGCCATCGCCTCGACGTCAGGCCCGAGCATATCGGAAACGTCGAGCTCCGCGCCTTCGTCCGCCGTGTCGTCGGCGGCTTCCTTCATGACGGGCTCGTAATAGACCCGAGCGAGCCCGCGAGCGAACAGCAGATAATCATGCCGGACTTGCTCAAAGCCCGAGTTGAAGTCGTTTAGATCGACCTGAAAGTTAATCCCGCGCTCAAGCACCTGGCAGGCTTCGCGCCCGATCGGGTCCGCGTCGCGAAAGCGCCGCTGCACCACGCCCTTTGGAGTCTGCGAATAGACGGCGGGCTCAAGCGTTTCGATATTCGACCAGAGCATTGAATAACGGCGCGCCTTGGTTTCATGACTTTTCGTGTAGAGGTAATTTTCGCGAATGACCCCACACCGGCGCCGCCACTCGCGCATAGCCGGAGCCTCTTGCGCGCGCTCGATTTCAGCAAGCCAGCGGGAACCCTCGCCCCCTGTGTCTTTGGTCGCCTTGTCGTCACCGTCCGAGGCTTGATCGCTCACTGAGCCTGCCCCGCGAGGAACGCCGTGATTTCATCGCGCGTGATGCACGTCGGCAGGATCAGCAGCGCCTTGCGCAATAGGGCGCGCGCCTCGCCCCCGCCGTCGCCGGTGGACAGCAGATCGCCATTCGCGACCACCGCGTTGCCAGCAAGGCCGCGCAAGTGTTCCGCCGCGCAGTGAGAACAGCAGCCAGGGCCGCCGCAAGTCTCCGGATAGTGGCCGATCATTTGAAAACCTTTGCGTTGGCGTGCGTCTCGCCGTATTCAACCGCCCGCACCAGCCCGCAGAGCCACACAGTAGCGGCGGCGGACGATCCGCCCTTGTTCGCGTCCGACATCTTCACCAGCCGCGCCACGAGCGCGTCGCGCTCAACCGTTCCAAGATCGAAGCGGGACAGATCGTCGCCATAGCCCCGCGCCCGCCATTCGGCCTTGCGTTGCTCAAGCGTCGAAACGAGGCGAGAGCGCCAATAGGCGTCGTCGAAAGTCGTGTTTCCAGGGAATTCCAAGGTCACGCGGCGAGCTCCGGCCGCACGAGATAGTTCGCCATCGCCTCTAAGGCGACCTCGCGCCCATGACGTCGCTCGATTTTGGCGAGCCGAGATGCGATCCAAACGACCTCGCCATAGCCAATCCGAACGACATCAGCGGCCGCGAGCCCACCAAGCCCGAGGCGGTCGCAAATGAACTGGCCGACGACGCCTTCCCAATTGATTGCTTTCATGCGCGCGCCGCCTTTTCATCCTCGACGCCAAACGAGCGCCATTCGTCAAAGGTCAGATCAGTAATTTGCCGGAACAGTTCGGGCGCGGGCTCATCGTGCGGGCGCATCGGAGCGCGCCACGACAGCGAGAGGTAGCGCCAGGCGTCCGCCCCGTGCGACGCCCAGGAGTGATCCGGCGTCTTGAGGAACACCATCTTTTTGGCGTCCCACTTCACCTTATATTCGCGCAGGCAATCGAGGCCCTTCGCGCAGCGCACCGAGTCAAAGCGGGCGAAGGGGAGAGTCAGACGCCCGGCGTTAATGCCATCCATCAAGCCTTGATCCGGCACCAGTTTTGGTTTGCGGCCAAGCGAGAACAGCGTCTCAATTCGTGTTCGAGCGCCCGGCGCGCCGGCTTCGCGCACCTTAGCGTCGTGGGGAACGTGGTCGATCCCGTGATAACCGCGCTCATCGAGCCAAGCGCAATAGTGGTCGAAACCCAGGCCCGAGTTTTCGTAGTAGTCAACCACATCGACATGATCCGGGTAGACCTGAAAACACCAAAGCGACATTGCGTCCGAAACGCCGATGTCCCACGCAGTTTGAACCGGCAGATCGGGATTGACCGGAACGCGGCAGATGCGCCCTTGCGCCTCCGCGATCCGCATTTCCTTGCCCCAGTAGGAGCCCAGGACAGCGGCATCGAACGAGCAATAATACTCTTGCTCGATTAGGGAGTCGGCCGCCTCTTGGCCGAAAATGCCAGCATATTCGAGACGCTGGACCTCAATCGCTCCCTTGGAAATCGCCCCGGTATCATCGGCGGATAATACCTCCGCAAACCAGTCAGAGCGCGTCCGCGCCATATCGAGCATGGACTTGCAATGGTTGCGACCCCGCGACGTCGTAATGAACATCGCCCAACCATCGTTTTCAACGAGGATCGGGGCCAGATAGCCATAAGCCGCAGGGTTACTAAGAGCCCACTCAGAAAACACCACACCAGCAGGAGGACTGCCGACCGTAGAATTGAAGTTGTCAGAGCCGACAACCTGCCACGTCGCGCCGTTTTTGAAGCGAATGAACATTTCCTGCTCATTCGTGCTCGCCCGCAGTTCTTTGGGAAAAGCCTCGTCTATGCGGCGTTTGCCCGTGTGGGGATTGACCGCCGCCCAAATCGCCTTGCGCCCCTGCGCATACTCCGGGAGCATGTGCCAGTAAGTCGCGGGCCGCTGTTGCGTGCAGATCGCCGCCCAGTGGAGACAAACTTCGTCCTTGCCCGATCGCCTATGCCACACCCCGAGGGCTCGCTTGCCGCCCCGCGCCATGTAGCGCAGCAACGGGACTTGATAGGAGCGAGGTTCCCAATTGTGCGGGAGCCTAATTTTCGATTGTGACTTTCGGTGCGTCAAGGTAGCCGGCAAAATTGACAACCTCGACAGTGATATTGCCGGCCGACTCTTGTTCCACCTTGGCGCGGAACTCATCAGGCAGGCGGTTCATCAACCAGAGACGCGCCGCGCCCACATCGGGCTGGACGTGCTCAACAAAATCCGTGCGGACGATCACGCCATCGGAGCAGAAGACCTTTTCCGACGTGAATGAATAGCCAACCGCGCGCTCGTAAAGCGCTCGCTTCACCCGCTCATCAGCGGTGCTCTTGCCAACCTTGACGGCCGCCGCGAACGCTGGATTATTCACCAGCCACTTTTTAACCGCGCGATCGGAGACGCCGAAAAACTCAGCAAGGTCAAACGTGGTCGCGCCGAGCTTGCAGAGCTTTTTCGCTTGCTCCATATAGGCGGCCTTGAATTTAGGATTTCCGCGCCCGGCCATTATCAACCCCAGCGTAAACCGCCTCCCGAGACACAAGATGCGACGAACCGTCGCCATGCGTTATCCGATTGCAGGGGCCGGGATCACTCATCGTCTGGCCCGATAACCCTCCCACCGCACGAGCGGATAATGTGCATCGCAATCGCGAGCGCCGTATCACGGCTCATCGTGACCGAGGCGCGGGCGTGCGCGTGGAGGTTCGAGGCCGCGCCGCCCTTTTCCGTGAACGTCAGGCGGACTTCGTTCGGCCCAGCGAGAACATGCACGCCGTCGATGCGGACGGACGGCATTCGCAGCGCGTGGAACGTGTCAGCGTCGGCGAGCGCCGCCACATTCGGATCGGCGGCTGTCTTCGCGTTCGCTGCGTCAGTCGCGGCAGGATCAATTTCCATCAGTCTCCCCAAAAGGATTTGGCCCGGGCTAAACCACCGGCGCCGAGGTTTCGTAAAGGCCGGCGAAGTCCGCCGACCCAACGTCGATGATTTCAGAGCCAGCCGGGATAACCCGCAAGCCCTCGCGCATCACAACGCCGTCGCGGTTTTTCGGCGCGTTGAAACCGATACCGGGACCGCAGGCCGCCTCAAGGGCGGCGAAGCGAGTGGTCGCGTCCGCGTCCGTATCCGAGGCGAACACCACGTAAAGGCGAGCGATGTATTCAGCCATGCTTTC